TTATCCAGCAATCAAAGCTGCCTTTTTCTTGTAGTTTGCATATAATTTTTCATAGTCATTGGGTGACATATAGTTACAGTGACTGTGAATTCGAACGGTATTATAAAACGTGTTAATGTATTCAAACACCAGCATATAGGCTTGTTGATAATTTTCAATCTTAAATCGATTCAGCCATTCTCGCTTAATCAAGGCATGGAATGATTCTATGCAGGCATTATCCCATGGATAGCCTTTCTTCGAATAGCTGCGGCACATCTGTGCGGTTTCCTTGATATAGGATTGCGAAAGATATTGACAACCGCGGTCAGTGTGGATTACTACCAGACGGCCTGGATTCCTGGTTTGCTTTGCCATTTGAATCATCCTAATAATGCCAGATGCATCCAACTTCCGGGATAAATTCCAGGTAATGATTTTTCGAGAAAACAAATCCATGATACTGGCCAGATACACAAATCCTTCAGTGGTCCAAATATAAGTAATATCGCTGCACCAGATCGTGTCTGGTCTTGGCGGATTAAATTGTTCTTGCAGAATATTAACCAATATGGCATCCAAACAACTACTCTGGGTCGTAACGGTATAATGCTTGACCCAACAAGCACGAATCCCCATTTGCCGCATGTAAAGGCCCACTGTCCTTTCGGAAATACATTCACCTTTCTGTTGAAGCAATTTAGTAATTTTAGGTGCTCCATAGATTTGCTTTGAATCTTCGTAAATGGTTTGAATCTGTTTTTTTACCTCCTTACGGTGCGTAGCTTGTTTGGATAATTTGCGATGACTCCATCCATAGTAACCTGATGTAGAAACGCCCAGTTCTGCCAGCACTCCAGATACCGAAAAATGGCGTTTCCCCTGATGGGCTTTTTCGGCTGCCTGTTTGACGCTATGGTAAATGGCAGGGATTATTTGTCTAGAATGCTGATAGCTTTTTTTAAGACATCGATGGCATCCTTGGCATCTCGTAATTCACGTTTCAAACGAGCGATTTCCTTGGCTTCATCAGATGCATAGTTTCCGGATCCGCGATATGGCATTTCCCCATTATCCCGTAATTGCTTTTGCCATCGGGACAGTGTCTGTTGGGAAATTCCTAAATTATGGGCACACCCAATCAGTCCTAAATCACGATGATCATGGTAATATTGGACAGCATCCACTTTGAATTGTTTGTTGAACTTCGTCATACTAAGGCCCCCTATATATACTTTTATTGTATCACTTTATGGAAAACCTCAGTTTGACTTGTCCTATTTATATGCTAGCACCACTGTCAGTGGCCGTATTGGCAAGGTGGACGGTTCGTATACTATCCCGGCAGGCTACCATAATGGCAAAGGCGCAGTTACCATCACGAACGAGGAACAAGCCAAGCTGGTCGCGGATAACATCAAGGCAGGTGTGACGATTCTGGGAGTAGCTGGCAAGGCTAGTGTGGTGGATACGGCAGATGCTACCGCAGCTGCGAGTACTATTGTGTCGGGTAAAACCGCCTATATTAACGGAGCGAAAGTGACAGGTTCCTTGACCTCTGTAGCAGTATCCCAGGATAGTCTGACCAAAGTGCTGACCATTGAATAGGAGGACTGAGCCATGAAAGTGGATGTTAAGATTGCGGGAGCTAATTACACGGAAGTTCCATCCATATTATTACCCCTTACAGCGGGAGGCAAAGCAAGGTTTTGTGAAGTGTCCGATACGACAGCCGAAATTGGAGATGTTGCTCGGGGAAAAAAGTTCTATACGGCCGATGGGGAACTGGTGGAAGGGACAGCGAACGTATCTGTTGGTGTGGATACCCGGAAGAAAATAACCCTGGTGCAAAAAGACCATCAAAAAATTACGATTACCTGCAATCATCCAGAGTTATCGATGCAATATGATACGGATAGAAATGCTGTGTATGCTACAGAATATCAAAATATGCTCGATATTACCCTAAAAGCAGACAATGATTATTACGTCGGGAAAATCACAGTTAATGGTAAAGAACAGGGCACTGTCAGTTCGAATCATCAATATGCTTCTGCGTCTATGCCGATTAGTGATGGCATGATTGTCAGTGCCACGGATGCAGTTTTGATTCCCACCAGTCCCTTTACGACTGTGAACCTTACACTGCAAGGACAAGGCTCACAGTTCCTTTTAGGAAGTCTGCTGATGACCTTAGCGCAGAGTCCGGACAGTCCTAAGATAGAAGGGATTGTTGTTGCCGAGGATGCGGATAATAAAGGGATGATATTCCTGGTAAAAGAAGAACAGCGCTATGCTGCCTGTAAGGCTGAAGTCACAACGGGAACGGGGATCAAGGAAATCATAGACTTGACATATAATATAGACACAGATTTAGGGGCAACAATGTCTGGGAAAATTTCTGATACTTTATACACTTATTTAAAAGAGCGTTCGGAATCGAATGCAGAAGTGACACTACAGATTAAGGTGGTAGCGTAAGTATGTTTGAAAAAGTGAATATCCCTGATTGCATAGTCGTCATCGGGCTGGTCATGGCACTGATCTTGGCGATTTTTTATGCCCTCAACGAGCTGGCCATGTCCATCGCTTCTGGCTTGCTCGGTTACATCGGCGGGACCGTGAAAACCGCTGTTCATCAGAAAGGAGAAGAAAAGCAATGAAAGTATTCCTGAACCCCGGCCATGCGCCGAACGGGCATCCCGACCCAGGTGCCGTCAATGAAGAAACGGGCCTACGCGAGAGTGATGTAGCATTGGCCGTTGGTAAATCCGCTGCAAGCTATCTAAATGCTGCAGGCGTAGAAACAGAACTGCTTCAATCTGACAGCCTGTATGAAATTTGTGAAACCGCCAATAGCAGTGATGCCGACATCTTCGTGTCCATCCACTGCAATGCCGCTGAAGCCGAAGAAGCCAACGGCACAGAAACCTGGGCCTGCACCGGCAGTTATCGTGGCAGCATGCTGGCCAACTGTATCCAGAGCCAGCTGGTCGATGCTCTCGGTACCACTGACCGGGGCGTGAAAATCGCAACGCCCGGCGTTAACGGCCTGTATGTTCTCACGAACACGGACATGCCAGCTGTCCTGGTCGAGTTGGCCTTCATCACTAATCCCAGCGATGAAGAAATCCTGGCCTCTGCCCAGGATGCCCTGGCCAGAGCAGTAGCCCGGGGTGTCACTGATTATGAACAACTGATCTTGGGAGGTAAATGACTATGAACCGTGAAGAAATCAAGAAAGCCGTCGCCGATACGGTTGTATCTTTTGCCAGGAGCGAAGCCGAAGCGGCCATCAAGTCCATCGACATGGAGGACATCCAGAAGCTGGTGGAAGCGCAGATGAAGAACCTCACAGACCCACTGGAAGTGGAAATCCAGACCACCACCAGTTGGTGGGTGAAGATTCGGAACAGGCTGTATATTACTTTGCTGCAGCAAGCGGTCAAAGCTATTGTGGCTGATGCAAAGCAGAAGATTGTATGAGAAAAGCCGATACGGAACATCGGGAAGGATGTTCCGTATCGGCTTTTTTGTTTTTATAGTACTTAGTAATAGCCGTTCTGTCCTGTTACTCCTGAAGACCAAAAATTTAGGAGGTATCCATCATGACGGACGAACAGAAACAACAGATTATTGCTCTGCGCCGAGCTGGGGCAGGGTATGGCAGGATAGCGATGCAGCTCCAGATTTCCATCAATACGGTGAAGTCGTTCTGCCGGCGGCACAGTCTGGTAACCAGGATAGATGGAGCAGTATGCGAGCAGTGTGGGAAGCCTATTGATCAGAATCCGGGGCGGAAGCGGAAACGGTTCTGCTGTGATGCCTGTCGGAACAAGTGGTGGAACGCACATCTGACGCTGGTGAAGCGGAAGGCAGTCTATACTTTTACTTGCCCGGCCTGCGGAAAAGCATTCACTGTCTATGGCAATAGTCATCGGAAGTTCTGCTCTCATGCTTGCTATATTGCTTACCGGTTCGGAGGTGTCCGCCATGGATAAGAAGTTATTTTTTAATGAAATAACTTTTCAGGTAACGATAAATCTGGCAAGGAAAATGTTGAATGATAAACTTATTACCAAGAAGGAGTACCAGTCCTTCAAGAAGGAAATGCTTCATAAATATCAACCGTTTTTCGGAGGGCTATACACTTGATAATTCTACTGGTTAGAGTGATATATATAGTTGGAAGGAGGGCTCAACTATGGAAAAGAAAATGTGGAAAATAGAACAGAAGGTTACCGAAATTTCCAAACGGAAGCGGGTTGCTGCCTATGCCCGAGTCTCTGTAGAGTCAGAGAGAATGCAGCATTCCCTATCGGCTCAGATTAGCTATTACAGTTCATTGATACAGAAAAATCCTGCGTGGGAATATGCGGGGGTATATGCTGATTATGGTATTACTGGAACAAAGATTATTAAGAGAAAAGAGTTTCAACGTATGCTTGCAGATGCAGAAGCTAGAAAAATTGATATTATTCTTACGAAATCCATCCAGCGGTTTGCACGTAACACGGTTGACCTGCTTAAGACGGTTCGGCACCTAAAAGAGATTGGTGTCGAAGTCTGGTTTGAAAAAGAAAACATTTGTAGCCTAAGTGGTGATGGAGAGCTGATGCTGACAATCCTTGCCTCCTTTGCTCAGGAAGAAAGCCGCTCTATCAGCGACAATATCAAGTGGAGGTTTCAAAAGAAATACGAAAAAGGAATTCCCCATGCAAAGTTCTTCATTTATGGGTACCGATGGAAAGATGGAGAACTAGTTATCCAGAATGAGGAAGCAGCGATTGTTCGGAGAGTCTTTAAGGGGTATTTAGCAGGGAAAACGCGAAGAGATATACAGCGAGAGCTTGCCAATATCGGAGCTCATACGATGTACGGCAACCTATTTCAGGATTCTACTATAAAGCAGATGTTGCAGAATCCTGTATATAAAGGAAACCTGGTCATTCAAAAGACCTTCGTAATAGATCCAATTACCAAACATCAGGTCATAAACCATGGAGAAAAGGATAAGTATGTAGTGGAAAATCATCATGAGGCCATTATTGATGCAGCGACATTCAATCAGGTTCAGGAAGAGATGGCATGGCGTAAGGAGGCGGGAAAGCAACGTGGCGGATATGCCAGAAATTTCCTAAACACATCCTGCTTTACAGGAATCATCAAGTGCGGTATTTGTGGAAAGAGCTACATCCATAACATAAGAAAGTACAAAGGCAAACCGAGTGAATATTGGTCGTGCCTGTCAAATAAAGGAAAAGCGGAGGAACGGTGCGGAGCCTATGGTGCCATTCCACAGCCTGCTCTTGAACGCGCTTGTATGAGTGCGCTTGAAATGGCAATTTTTGATAAGACTGAGTTTTTACAGAGGGTAGAGAAAATAGTGGTGCCGGCTTATCATTCCTTGCTATTTTACTTAAAGGACGGCAAGGTTATTAAGCAGCCATGGAAATCGACAGCGTTAAAGGATATGTGGACGGAGAAACGGAAGGAACAAGTACAGCAAAGAATGGTCCAATACCGTAAAAGTGGACTGTCCAGCCGTTATAGTGCCTTTTCAGAACGTATCTTTTGCCCGACTTGTGATGTGAAATTTGTCCGTTGTTTGGAAACACGTAAAAATAGAAGAGTAGCGTATTGGCGGAGTCGGAACAAATATAAATGTGTCCACACTAGCGGCATCCAAGAAGATTGGCTGAAAAAAACAGCGGCAGCCCTTCTTGGCGAATCTACATTTGATGAGCAAAAATTTCGGGAACAGGTGGAATGGATTGAGGTTCAGAAGAATCGGACCCTGTTGTTCCGGTTTTATTCTGGAGAAAATAAAGAGGTGCAATTGCCATGAAAAAAGTGCAGGTCATACCAGCTACACTACAGAATTACACAGAAAAACCTATTCATAGCCAGAAAAAGAGAAGGGTCGCCGGGTATGCACGCGTTTCAACCGACCGGGATGAACAGCTTACAAGTTATGAAGCACAGGTTGACTATTATACAAATTATATAAAGGGACGCAGCGACTGGGAATTCGCTGGGATGTACACGGATGAAGGAATTTCAGCGACAAATACCTTGCATAGGGAAGGCTTTAAAAGTATGATTCGTGATGCAATGGATGGCAGAATTGACCTTATCATTACGAAATCGGTCAGCCGTTTTGCGCGGAATACGGTGGATAGCTTGACAATCGTACGTAAGTTGAGAGATAACGGGGTCGAAATCTACTTTGAAAAAGAAAACATCTGGACACTAGACGCCAAAGGTGAACTTCTTATTACTATTATGAGTTCCCTAGCACAGGAGGAAAGTAGGAGTATATCAGAAAATGTCACTTGGGGACATCGGAAACGGTTTGCTGATGGGAAGGTCAGTTTGGCATTCAGTCATTTTCTTGGTTATGACAGGGGAGCGGACGGCAATCTGGTAGTGAATAAAGAGCAGGCAGAAACAGTAAAACTGATTTATCGTTTATATCTTAGCGGGTACACCTTTCATTCTATTGCAAAGAAATTGACAGAGCAAAAGATTCCAACACCTGCGAGGTGCAAAATATGGAGACCCAACACGGTGCGAAGTATTCTCATGAATGAAAAGTACAAAGGTGATGCGTTGCTTCAAAAGAAATTTACGGTGGACTTTCTTACGAAAAAAAGTAAGAGGAACGAAGGGGAAGTACCGCAATATTATGTGCAAAATAACCATGAGGCTATTATCAGTCCACAGGTATTTGACTTGGTACAGGAAGAGATGCGGAAGAGAAAAAATAGTAAAATTCGTCATAGCGGTATCTCCATTTTCTCCAGCAAAATCAAATGTGGACAGTGCGGCAGTTGGTACGGAGCCAAAGTTTGGCACTCGACTGATAAATACCGCCAGACCGTATATCGCTGTAATGATAAGTTCAAGAGACATTGTAAGACGCCACATCTGACTGAAAATGAGATAGAAAATATATTTGTCCGAGCAGTCAATCAACTTATCAAGAATAAAGATGAGATCCTTAGCAATATTATTCTGTTAAAGATTCGCCTAGTTGATACTACAGATTTGGAAAAGAAACGAAACGCATTAGAATTCAATATGAACCTGTTAGCAGAACGGGTTCAGCAACTCATCTCCGAAAATGCTTGCTTGACACAGGATCAAGTGCAATATAACCAAGAGTACAGCGAGCTAGTTAACCGCTATGAAAAAATAAAAATAAAGTATGACCAGATTTGCGATACCATGAAACAGCGTACAAGTAGGGGCCAGCAGCTAGAAAGATTTATTGAAAATTTACAGAAACAGGAATTTATTAGCATTTTTGATAAAAGACTGTGGTGCAGTTTGGTAGATTTCATTACTGTAAATGAGAAAGATGATATTTGGGTGACTTTTAAAGATGGCACAGAAATCAAAGCATAAATGGATATTTGGAAATGCAAGAGAGAAACGACATGACTTTCCGGGAAAACGGAGTACAGTATGTTAATGTATAGCATTCATATATTATTAACTTAAGCTTCACAGTTGATACCCCGCTGATTTATCTTTATTAGTAATCCGCGAAATAAAAATAGCATGAACTCATTCCGTTTTGTATAATAAAAGTAACGAAAATCCACAACACAAACGGAAGGCTTATGCCATGAATATTGTACAATATCATCACTCATGTGAAGTATCATCTTCCAAGATTCGTCAATTCTTTGCCGAATTCCATGTCAGCCAGTTCTTGCGAAACTACAATGTCTACAAGATGTGCGGCTTTGCAGTCATGACCGCAAAGCGCGTCCGAGGCAGTGTTTCAGAGGCGGTTCTTCTACCAACGGAAGCTGGAACGGTTTATTCCCAAGCAATGCCATTGCCGTAGAAACTGCTATCCTGTCCTTGCATTTGTACGATGAGCGAAACAGGGCTGTCGGTCTGTGTTTTGAGCCATTGCTGGATCTTCGCGGCATCGGTCGGGGAAAGTGGGGCCGAGACAGTGAGTTTTGCAAGAAATTGTTGTGATTGACTGCCTGATGTGCTTGCGTCCGTACTGTGGGCGGGCATGGTGCTGCCTTGGGCGGCAACAATTTGTGGAAATAGCGCAGGGAGCTGAGCATTCATAGCAACGGTGATTTGTTCATCGCTTTGCTGTGTTTGGTAGGCCGGATAATAAAGTCTCGCGAGCTCTTTATAGGATTTTCCTTTATCGTTGGCAACCAGTCCTTCGATCCGGTTCGTGATGATTTGTTGAATCTCTTTTTGACCGATGGTGTTTACATTGCCTTGCACGATGTGTAACTTGGCATCTGTCAGTTTGGAATACGACTGCATCGAGGCCTGGAGTTCTGCCACCTGATCCTCGGTTAGTGGTGTTCCAATGAGATCGACCGTTAAGAGTCCATCTTTGAAGGCATACGATACGGCACTCACTTTTTCAGAGGCGACTTCTTTTGCTATAAACGTTTTGATCTGCGTATCGCGGATGTTGTCGTTGACTGTTAGATAGGCCATGTAAATGCTAGGGATGGTGATGACGATGCCCGCGATTAGGAGAATGGTCCGCTGGTATTGCATGTGGCTTTCGTTGACCGTCGTCGATGCCGGTACGCGCAGCACCTTGAAGACTAAGAATGCGGAAAGCGTGATAAAGAATGCGTTGATAAAGAACAGGTAGAGCGCGCCAAGTACGAAGGTAGAAGAATGCGTGGCGATGCCGTAGCCTGCGGTGCAAAGCGGTGGCATCAAGGCCGTGGCAATAGCAACGCCTGGAATGACATTCGTTTTTTCTTTTCGGGTGTTACCAATGGCGCCAGCGATACCGCCTGCTAGTGCGATGATAACGTCCCAGATGGTCGGGGATGTGCGCGCTAAGAGTTCGGAAGATGCATCGCTGATGGGCGAAAGAGAAAAATAAATCGCCGAGGTAATCAAGGCGAAGGAGACTTAGAAGCCAAGCTTTACCATCGAATCCTTGATAAATTGCATGTCATAGGTTGCCATTCCGTAGCCTGTTGCGACAAGGCCACCCATTAAAGGGGAAATGAGCATGGCACCGATGATGACTGCGGTGCTGTTCATATTGAGGCCGACGGACGCAATGAGGATTGCGGTGATTAGAATGACGAGATTTGCGCCTTTCACCGAAGCATCGGACGCGATCCGCTGTCGGATTTCAGAGAATGGGGCCGAGTCGCCCTTGAGGTCTAAGAGTTGTGAAAAATTGAAGTTCATAGGGATAGATCTCCTTTCTGTTAGTTCCTATCTTTCATGATAGCATATTTTTCTCCGGAAAATCATTGTTGTACAGAAAAGTCTGATAATAATAGGTAAAATAGGAATAAAAGGAGTATTCTCGAGAATTTTTATATTGGCTAATTGTATAATGAAACTGAACACATAAAAAGATCCGTAGCGAATACCTTCATGTTATGATTTATAATGGGCCCCTTGTCTAGACCACAGTAAAAATTTTTAAGCTTATTACGCGACTTCTGTTAACGACTGAGAAAAATGTGAATAATATACGGCATCCGGTGTTACATAATCAAGTGCAGCATGTGGGCGAAGCGTATTGTATTCTGTAACATACTCGCTAATTCGTTTACGAAGATCTCTTGGAGATGAAAATTCGTTGGGATAGATCAGCTCTGTCTTGAGCGAGCGGAACCAACGCTCAATCATGATGTTGTCTGCCCAACGACTCTTTCCATCCATGCTTTGACGAATCCCAAATGCCTTTAACACATTCTTGTATTCGAGACTTGTGAATTGAGATCCTTGATCTGAATTGATGATTGCCGGCACGCCATGTTGAGAAATGGCCTCTTTGACAGCCAAGATGACTGATGATGCGTCCAGCGTATCCGACAAATAGTGTCCAACAATTTTACGACTATGCCAATCAATAATGGCTGTTAAATACATATGGCTGCGATTCATCGGTAAGTAGATAATATCGATGGACCATACCTGATTAGGAAACCGAGCATCGTAATTGCGAAGCAAATACGGCACCACAGCCTCTTTGCTGTTTCGCTTGGACAAATTAGGCTTTGGATAAATTGCGTAGATTCCCATCTTTTGCATGAGACGCCGTACAGTCTTACGACAAATATTGTACCCATTTTCCTTGAGTTTGATAACGATCTTTCGTGATCCCATATAAGGAAACTGCGTATGGATTTTGTCTATTTGCTTCATCAGATCTTCTTGCAGGGCTTGGTATGTTGTATTTTGTGGCCTTTCTTGATAATACAGGCTCGATCGATTGATACCCAGTAGCTGACATTGCCGACGCACAGATAGGTCATGATTCTTTTTGATCATAGTCTGGGATGGGTGGAATGGGTGGAATGGGTGCTCCAGCTTGGCGAAAGCAGTCCTGAAGAAAATCACGTTCCAGGGTAAGCTGTCCAATGGTTTTCAGCATCTGATCGTTCTTTTTCTTCAGATCTTCCTCCTTCCTCTGAGCCGTTTTTCGCTCAGTGTTTGTCCCAAAGGCAAGATAGGCATTTGCCAAAAAGTCCTGTTTCCATTTTCTGACCATCATGGGATTTAGAACATGTTCTGCACTAATTTGGTTGATATCTTTTTCGCCTTGTAATACGGTCAAGACAATTTTGCTTTTGAATTCAGATGTGTATTTTCTTTTTGGCATGATGTGTTCCTCCATATTTAATTGGATTATATCATACACTTAAAAATAAATTTACTGGTCTGAATTCATGGGTCCATTATATTGTTTAGGAAGTAAAATGATGTTAAAATAAGAAAAAATGCACCGTATAAAGTTTAACTAATCTATTAAAGGTGCTGAGTGTTATTTTATGCTATTTTTAATATAAAGGAGGCGATTAGATTGAATAGAATTTACAAGGTTATATTCAATCACGCAAAAGGGCAGTACCAGGTTGTTTCAGAATTAGCAAAAAATGGCGGGAAAACGTCGGGCAATTCTTTATTAAGAATAATTATTAAATCGGGGGGGGTACTGACTAGTACCGTATTAACAGCTGTGCTTGTATTTGGAAGTGCACTTTATGGTAGCGCTGAAGTTGTTCATGACGGTGATATTTTGAATGCCGGAACTAACATTTCTGTAACTAAAAATGACACAACAAAGACAATCACAATATCCACTGATGGGGTCGCAACCAGTGCAGAAGTGGATGCAGTAAAAACAGACGTACAAAATAACCAAACAGCTATTGCTGCCAATACGGACAAAATTGCGGATAACAGCACAGAGATCGCTAACAATAAGGTCGGAATCAGCCAAAATTCCAATGACATCCAGAAAAACAAGACGGATATTGCGGCGAATAAAAATGCGATTACAGCCAATACAGGAAAAATCGACAATAATACGGCCGATATTACAGAACTAAAAAATGTGAATTCTGCTTTAGGCTTGGATAAAACAAAACCGGGAATGAAGTATTTCCGTGCCAATTCCACAGGAGAGGACGCTGCAGCGGTGGGGAAAGATGCTGTTGCCATCGGTGTCAGTGCAAAAGCAAACGGCAAAGATTCTGTGGCGCTGGGCGATGCTGCTCGTTCTGCTTCATCTGCTGATAACAGTATTGCCATTGGCCGAAAAGCTGTCAGCGGATCTTTTAACGGTATGACGGCTGATGGCGACAGTTCTACTGTGGTTATAGGCGGAGGCAAAGCAAGCATATCCATCGGTGATGCAGCCAATGCTCGGGGAAACTCTTCGATTGCCCTGGGGGATGGAGCGACGGTCTATAATGATGGGACCAATGCTCAGCTCAACGATAACAGCATGGCAATTGGAACGAAGGCCCGTACGGTTGCTTCGAATCATGCGATTGCGATGGGCAACAATGCTGCTGTGACGCAAAACAGTCATAGTGCTGCAGCGATTGGAGACAGCGCAAAGGCTGAGGCGGAAGGCGCACTGGCTCTAGGCAAAAGTGCGGCTGCTTCTGGAGCTGACAGCATTGCGGTTGGAACAGAGGCAGTCGCCAGTGGAGCAGATGCCTTGGCTATGGGTAAGAGTGCGCAAGCCAGTGGAGCAGATGCTGTTGCTCTTGGGAACGGAGCTGTTGCTGGGAGCAGTGCTTCTGTGGTTTTGGGCAAAGATGCCAGTGCCAATGCCGTCCGGTCTGTCGTACTTGGCCCTAATGCAGGGGTAGGTATGGTAGGGGATGTATTAGGGGCGAAGGGATCCCATGTAGTCATCGGAGACGGTGCTGGCAACAATATTGACGGACAACAGAACATTGCAATTGGCTACAAAACGGGAAATGATGTCAAAAGCGATCATAATGTTGCCATTGGTTCTGAAGCTGGGACCAATATCGGAGCAGGCGGAAACACATCGGAAGGGAAAAATGTTTCCATTGGATATCATGCTAATAAAAACGATTCTGCTGTATCGCGGATCCAGTCTACGGCTTTAGGCAGTGAGACGAAAGCTGCTGATGATGCCGTTGCAGTCGGGTATCAGGCACAGGCGAATGGAAATGGATCTACGGCAGTCGGGTTTAACGCCCAGGCTGCAGATGCGGCCAGTGTAGCTTTAGGTCAGGGCGCACAGGCTTCAGGCGGCAATGTTGCTATTGGCAATGACTCCGTGGCTAACGCCGCTATGATCAGTGGGACTGGGTATCTGACAGGACAGGCGGCTCCCAAGACTGCCGTTTCCGTCGGCAATGCATCGGCGCTGCGCCGTATTACCAATGTAGCTGACGGGGCACTAGATCAGGATGCCGTGACAGTGGCACAGCTCAAAAAATCAATCGATGCTACGGTAGCCCAGGTCAATGCCAATGTTTCTTCGGCAACGGCAAGCGGAGTTTATTATGATACGGTCACTTCCGGAGATGGAGACAGTATTACTCTCCGTAATAATGACAATAAGGGAACGAAAATCCATAATGTCGCCGCAGGGACATTGGGGACCGATGCAGCCAATGTAGCCCAGGTCAAAGAACTTGTAGATACGGCAAAGACTCATTACTATTCTGTGAAATCCACGAATCAGAATAACTATGACAACGATCTGGCCACGGGTGAGGATTCCATGGCGGCCGGCGTGAGCGCCAAAGCTTTAGGGGACAGGAGTGTTGCGCTGGGGAATAATACAGAAGCGCAGAGCCTTGGCAGTATTACAGTGGGAGCCGGTTATGAAGATCCGGTTAACCCGGGCAGCCTGAAACAGACGTTAGCCATCAGCGGTTATCAATATAACACGGCAATCGGGGCTGGCGCTCAGGCAGCCGGAAATCATTCTCTGGCTATAGGGACTTTGGCAACATCCTCTATAAAAAATGGTGGAAGCAGCGTAGATAAAGCTGTTGCCATTGGCTATTCTGCTGGCGTTTCTGATGACAAAGCCATCGCCATCGGCAGTGATGCCAAAAGCAACAGCAAAAGTGCTTCCGCTATTGGTGATACGGCTCAGGCACTGGCAGAAAATGCTCTCGCAGTGGGGACGAATGCACAGGCAGAAGGTGTTTCTTCCGGGGCAATCGGTACCCAAAACCGGGTCACTGGGGCAAATACATATGTTTTGGGCAGCCAGAACAGTACGGCTGCAACAGGTACAGCTGCTGATGTAAGTGCTTCGAATTCGGGGATCTTTGGGAATGAAAACCGAATGGAAGGGGACAGCAATCGTATTGTAGGGAATCAAAACGTGCTGAAAATGGAATCCCTTTCCAATAATTCTGCCAACCTGAAAGCCTTTGGTAATATTTTTGTAACGGGCAATCAGAATATGGTTACCGGGGATCCGGATACAAGTACAGCAGGCGATGCGGGTATTGTATCTGATATCGCTATTACCGGTTCGAAAAACACTATCCGAGCCAAAAATCAGAAAAACAAGGATTTGACGGATATCCAAATCATTGGCAACCAGAATACCCTTGATGCCACGGCGCAGAATACGGATTTGTCCAATACCCAGATATTGGGCAGCCATGTAACAGCCACTTTGGGGAATTCCGTCTATCTGGGCAGTAACTCTGCTTATGTTGCATCAGGAGCCACTACGAAAGGGATGGATGCTTACAGCAGCAACGGAACCTATCAATACGCTGGGGGGACCCCTGCTGGTATTGTAACGGTGGGCTCCGTGGGGAAAGAACGGCGCATCCAGAACGTTGCGGCCGGTCTGGTCAGCGCAAAGAGTACGGATGCTGTGAATGGAAGCCAGCTTTACACCATGACGCGGCCTCTGCGGTTTGCTGGAGATAATTCGACCATTGGCAATACTTCAGAAGCAGATGTCAATGTGCTCCATCGCGGTTCCGACCAGGCTATGTCCCTTTTGGGCGGTGCTAACAGCAACAATTTAAGCGATAATAATATCGGGGTGGTTGCCAATTCAGCCAATAATACGATGACCGTAAAATTGGCAAAAGATGTGACTGGGCTGAACAGTATTACGTCAAAAACCATAAACGCTGAGACGGTAAAGGCCGGCGATACCACCGTCAATAATCAGGGAGTGACCATAGCTGGAGGACCTTCTGTGACCAAAGAAGAAATCAATGCGAACGGTACGAAAATTACCAACGTAGCTGCTGGTACAGCGGATACAGATGCTGTCAACGTCAGTCAGTTGACGAAACAGTCTGCTGATTTAACGGAAAAAGGGTTCGGATTAAAGGATCAGGATGGAAATATCGTCCACAAATCCCTGGGAGAGGATATTGAAGTTACCGGGGACGGCAAAAATATTTCTACGAAAGTGGAAAACGGAACGATGAAAGTGGTCCTGAACGATGATCTGAACGTGAACAGTGTGACGACCACCGACGATAAAGGAAATAAGACCGTGACCAAGGGAAGCGGCATGACCATCACGGATAAAGATGGGAATGAGACAACGATTGGTGCTGGGGGTATTACGATCACGCCGAAAAATCCGGCACCAGGGACTTCTTCAGTTTCTTTGACAGAAAAAGGGCTGGATAATGGTGGCAACCAGATTCACAATGTGGCTGCCGGCACTGCTGGAACGGATGCTGTGAATGTCAGCCAGCTGAAAGATGAAATTGCCAAGAATGCTACTAAATTGGTAGATGGGAAAAATACGACAGTTACAGGCACAGGCACAACGGAAGATCCGTACAAGGTCAATGTCAATGATAATCTGAATCTGGGTGAAAAAGGCGAAAATGGTATAGACGGTTCCATCGGTGTGACGGGCAAAGATGGCTCAGCTGTTACCATCAATGGGAAAGATGGCTCTATCGGAATGAATGGAAAAGACGGGAAAGATGGGCTTACCATGAAATCTGCGAAGGGTCAGGATGGCGTGGATGGTTCCAATGGTGCTAATGGTATGACCCGTATTGTTTACGAAGATGATGGGCATGTCACCCATGAAGTTGCCACATTAGATGATGGACTGAAGTTTGCTGGAAATACAGGATCTGTGGCCAAAAAACTGAACAGCACCATGACCATCAAAGGTAATGGTACGAAAGCGGACGCAGAATATGATGCTTCCAACATCAAGACTGTAGTGGATGCAAATGGAGATCCGGTCATCGGATTGGACAAGAATCTGAAGGCAGATACTGTTACCGTGGGCGGCCGGGGCAAAGACGGCGCTGATGGCATCAATGGGGTTATTGGTGTAAAAGGTGCTGATGGCAAAGATGGGGTTACCATTTCTTCTATAGGTAAAGACGGAACCAATGGTACCGATGGTCATATTGGCATTAATGGCAAGGATGGTGCTTCTGCTGACATCCATGTTGTAAAAGGTGTGAATGGAGTAGACGGCACGGATGGCTATAATGGCACGGATGGTATTGATCGGATTGTCTATGAAGATCACAATGGGAATACCCAGACGGTTGCCACTATGAACGACGGAATGAAGTATGGCGGTGACGTAGGGAATGTAATCAGTAAAAAACTCAATGGGCAAGTGAATGTAGTTGGGGGCGTTACGGATTCTTCTAAACTGTCAACGGAAGACAATATCGGAGTGGTATCTGATGGAAGTGACAACCTGAAAATACGGCTTTCAAAGGATTTGAAAGGACTGGATTCGGTTACCACGAAGACTGTTACAGCAGACACTGGGAATATCACGACGGTAAATGCCAGCACTGTCCACGTTGGAGACACTACCATAACGACGGGAGAGATGACAATCCAAAACGGTTCCGCAGGTCAGGATGTTACGCTCAATAAAGATGGGCTGAATAATGGTGGAAATAAGATCACCAATGTAGGTCCTGGAGATATTTCATCGACCAGTACGGATGCCGTAAATGGAAGCCAGTTGTACCGTGCGGAAAACCGGATCAGTCAATTGGGAGATCGAGTGAACCGTGTTGGGGCAGGTGCCGCGGCTCTGGCAGGATTGCACCCATTGGATTTCGATCCAGATGACAAATGGGATTTTGCTGCAGGGTATGGTAATTATAAAGATGCTCATGCAGTCGCTATCGGAGCGTATTATCGTCCTAACGAAGATACGATGTTCAGTGTGGGAGGTTCCTTTAGCGGAGGCGAAAATATGGTGAATGTTGGTGTCAGCTGGAAATTTGGGCAGAAGAGCCACATCTCCCGTTCACGTGTTTCCATGGCTAAAGATATGTTGGCTATGAAGAATCAGATTGAAACGCTGACAAAAAAATTGGCAGCCTATGAATCGGGTCAGCCTGCAAAATTGGTTCCTACAGCAACCGGAACTATGATCTTCCCAGATGTACCGGAAAATCATTGGGCTTATGAGTATGTTAAGAACTTAGCGGAACGAGGTTATCTGAAAGGATATCCGGATGGAGAATTTAAAGGCGATAGAGCGATGACACGTTATGAATACGCAGCCATTATTTACAGGGCTTTACAAAATGGAGCGCCTTCGGATGGTAACATGACCCGTTCTGTAGATGACTTTGGTCCTGAATTGGTTAAAGTGCAGAATATCGATCGTTTCCGCGTAGACCGAATTTCCGGTAAAGATAATGATCGGCATAAGGTGGAACGTGTACGGGTAAATGATAAAGATGATAAAACCCAAAATGTGTACCGTGATGTTTACGGAAACCATATTCAAAAGTAG